CCGGGGTGCGTAAGGAGGAATTGTATGCGGATCACCGTGACAACTACCTTGACTATGATGAGGTGAGGCGGTTGATGCGGTTGAATCCGGATTTGGACCCGAACGGGTATTGGGATGACGATATGTATATTCCGCCCTACGAGTTTGACGCGAAGTATGATGACATTGATTTGGAAGCTCTGTACGATTTGGATCGTGCGGAGGTCCGAGGTGGTGAGTACTTCGCCCCGGAGTATAAAATTGTGGACCGTCTGCGTAAGCAGGAGTTCACTTGGAGGACTTTGTTTGATCGTACTCCTACTCCAACTTTGGTGGCTGTTCAGCCATTGAAGCCTTTGCCGGAATTTGAGCAAAGCCAACACGAGTTTATTGTGGCTACTTTTGAGGGTCGCAATATAGTCGCGGACGGCGAGCAGCTTTACCGGAAAGTAGAGACCAAGCCTCTTTTCGAGGGGTCCCCGGCCGGAGCCGGGGATTCCACGAAGAAGGTGGAGGACTCAAAAAGAAAAACGAAGGCGGAGAAGCCTCCGGTCGGCCAAAAGTTGACGGAGGCGATCGAGGCCAAGTTGAAGGAGTTGCAGGAAGTCTATTTCTTGGATGTGAGTTTGGAGAGATCCATCCCTTACACCAAGGACTTGAACCGGCAACTCGCGTCGCGATTGACTCAGTTAAGCAGCTATACCAAGCAGTTGAGGCGGAGCCTCGCGTCGAACAAGAAGAAGGTCTTGGACTTGAGTACATCGGGAGATGTAAAGCCCTCCAAGGCCGCGGAGCGCGTGAAGTCAAAGGGGAGACAGAAATCCTCAAAGGTGTCCGCCTCGGCCTCTTCGGAGGGAGGGTCGCAGAAGCAGTTGCTAGCTTTGGTCAGCCAACTCGTGGAGCGGCTGCCGAGCTCGCAAGTTTCCGATTTCAAATTGGGAGACAGCGGGCCGGTTGTAGGCCTTCCCCCTCAGCCCCTCGAGCAGTAGACATTTTAGTCGATCGCTTGGGGGGCTTCGGGTCCTTGCCCTGGAATCAGGGCTTGGACCCTAAAGCCATTAGGAAATTCTTTGTGGACACCCTAATTGGCTTTGAATTGAATGAAACAGCCAGTCCTGGCATGCCTTTGATGCTAGTTGCGCAGACTAATGCAAAACTAGTTGATGAGTTGCGGATGACGCTCGTAGTCCTCGCCGAAGCAAGGTTAAAATTGCTTATGGGTGTGGACCATGAGATTCTGCGTAAAATGTCAGCAATTGAGTTGGTTGATGCGTATTTTGTTGATGCTGTGCGGGTTTTTGTGAAACAAGAGCCGCACAGTAATGAGAAGATTTTGCAGCAACGTATGCGATTGATTAGTTCAAGAGGAGTTGTAGATCAACTGGTCGAGCGATTCCTCTTTGGGCGTTACCAGAATTGGTGTATTTCCCGTTGGAGAGATATTCCGCAGAAACCAGGAATGGGTCATGCGGATGATCATCTTAGGTCCATTTGGCAGGAAGTACAATTGCAAATCCTGAAGGGGATGGAACCTAGCGGCACAGACGTGTCTGGCTGGGACGTCTCCATGACTGGAGATTATATGGACTTGGGCACAGAAGTTCCTATTAATTTGATGGAACCCCCATTCGTGGTAGCAAATGCCATGAGGAATCAAACATTTTGTATGTATCGTTCCTTGTGGTGTCTCTCAAATGGGCACCTTTACGTACAATTTTATGACGGTATAATGAAGTCAGGCAGTTTTAGGACCGCTGAGCTTAATTCTACGGTGCGTGCTATTATGGCGTTTGCAATAACTCTTGATCTTGGTGGTAGTCCGGCTGATTGCTGGGCAATTACTATGGGTGATGATTGTTGCGAGAATAATTTTGGTGGGTATGAGGCCCGCAAGGCGGAGTACGCTAAGCAGGGTGTCAGGCTCACTGATTACATGTCTATTCAACTGGATGGTGAATTTGAATTCACCTCCCATATGTTTAGGCATCCTGGGGTAGCGTCGCTGCACTCCTGGCCCCGGACTCTGTATCGTCTCTTGATGAAACCATTTGACGCTGCAGAGCTCATGCAATTTATGTATGAGTGCCGTTACAATTTTGAGTTGCCAGAAATTTTGGATTTCCTGAGGTCGGTTGGTTGGATCCCTGAGCACATTAGTGTTTTGGTGCATCACAGCCAGTTGACTTTACCTTTGGCAATGAGTGGTCGAGTCTGGAGGCCACAAAATTATATTAGGGAGAACCGAAACTGTGGAAACGTTTTAATGTCCAAAGCAGAAAAGCGGATCCTCAAGGAAGTGAAGGAAATCAAGAAGGAGGAAAAGGAAAAGAAGACCTCAGGTCACAAGATGCTTCCCGCAAGCGCGAGCTCAACGGGGAAACAAAAGCAAAAGGTGATCAGTCGTCCGTCCAGCGCGGTGGGCAGTGTCAAGAATTACGGCACCCCGTACAACGCGTTGAACAGCCAGTTGCACAAGTTCATGCCGTCGCAAACCCAAGCGGCGCTGATGGCGTGGGCCCACACTGTGGCCAATCCTCGAACGCAGAATCCGCATCCGGTGCCGCTGACAGCTGCCCCGGGTGCGTCTGCTTCGGTCCCTCAAATGTTCAAATGCACGTTGTACGGACAAGCCGCAGCTAATGCTTCCGGCAAAGTCTTTATTGGTGCCAATGCGGACGCGTGGTTCCCGGCTATTCCCGGCCAGGAGATTCCCACTGGTGAGCAGTATCCGGTTCCAGTCAACCGCTATCTTTCGGTTCCCGGTTCTTGGTCTGGTGATGGCTACACCGAGCAGGGTTTTCCCGTGCATTTTACCGACTCCCTCTATGGGACCGGCTCTTCTGCAGGGGAGGGTACGCGGTATCCCCCAACCCAGTGGTTCATTGCTGAGAATCGGACGGGTGTGAATTTTAGCGGCTTGCCGGCGGATTTCATCCCGAACATGACGCAAGATACGCGCTACACGTGTGTTGCCGTTGAGCTTAGGGCTAGGCCAATTCAGGCCCAGCTCTACGCCAGCGGTGAACTCATTGCGTTCAATTACAGACGCACTGTTACGGGCGAGACGTCCGTTTCCGGTGCGCCTGGTTACCTGAACAAGGATTTTGGCACGATGTTGGCTATGCAGGATTATTACCTGAGTCGCGAGCGTCTTGCTGCTCCTAATTGGCCTAGCAACAAGTGGTTGACCACCGTTGCGATCCCGAATACGGGCACCTCCTTTGGGCAGTGGTTCCCACTGAGCGCGGGCGCCACTATTGGCACTCAAAGAGTTGGCTGCCCCATGGCTTTTGTCATGGGTGATGGTCTTCCTTCGGGTGCCCCCATTGAGTGGGAGGCCACTTATGTTTATGCCGTGTACGGCACCCGCACTTATACCACTAGTGGTAATAGTGCGGCCGAGCTGTACGTTGATGCCTCTCGCGCCGCACCTGTTGTGGCCAATGGCTTCACCCAGCTTGTTCCTAGGGCCGCTGGCAACCGCCCCGACGCTCGAGGCGTCGGTGCTGTTGTCAAGGCCGAGCAGGCTGACGGGCGTATGCCGAGCGTCAAGGAAGTGATTGGCGGTGTTAAAGCCGCCGGTCAGGTCTTTGAGGCTGTCACCGGTTCCGATATCGGCGAGGAAATCGTTGGTATCATCGGTGATATTGCGGCGATGTTTCTTTGAAAACATCTAGTCTTAGCACAAGACAATAAACATGTTGCGGGCCAGAGATAACTGGTAAAACAAATCCGTCAGGTAAGGATTGACGTTAACTATGGGCATTCCCTCCAAGGGAGGGGAGAAGTGGTACACTTGTACTTTGGCGATAATGCGCCC